TCATCGACATAGGAATGCGCGGGACGCTTCCGGTACCTATAAAATACTACGCAGCTCATACCGGACGGTGGGGCGGTTTGGATAAAATAAACCTACAAAACCTACCAAGCAGAGGAGAGAACGCAAAGATTCTTAAGTCCTGCATTCTCGCACCAAAAGGCTACACTTTAATACAAGCCGACTCTGCACAAATTGAGGCACGAGTTCTAGCGTGGCTAGCCGGACAAAACGATTTAGTAGAGGCATTCACCAAGGGTGAGGATGTGTACAAGATCATGGCCTCCGCTATATACGGCAAACTTGTTGATGAAATATCAGGCAGTGAAAGGTTCGTGGGTAAAACTACGATTCTAGGAGCCGGATATGGTATGGGGGCTATAAGATTTCGTGAGCAGCTAAAGGGTATGGGTGTAGAGATAGACGAAGAAGAGTGTAAGCGTATTATAAACGTATACCGCAGCGCGAACAGTAATATAACTAAACTGTGGCGGCAAGCTCAGGTTGTTTTAGAGAACATGTACCAGTACTACAGTTCCGATCTTGGGCGGGGTGGAGTGCTAGAAGTCAGAGGCAATGAGGGGGCGATCAAATTACCGTCTGGCCTTTTGATGCACTACAACGGGCTAAGAGCACAAGAAACAGAAAAAGGCTTGCAGTTTCAATACAAGACCAGAATGGGTTGGGTAAAGATATACGGTGGTAAAGTTATAGAGAACGTGTGTCAGGGAATAGCACGTTGTGTTATGTCGGATCAGATGTTGCAAATATCTAGAAAATATAGAGTTCTACTAACTGTGCACGACTCTGTGGTATGCTGTGTCCGAGATGAGGAGGTTGATGAGGCAGCTCATTATATCGACTCTTGTATGCGTTACGTACCAGATTGGGCAAAAGGTCTCCCAGTCCGTGGTGACGTGGAAATCGGAAAAAACTATGGAGACTGTATTGAATGGATACCAAGCCAACATGGTCATTCAGCAGCATAAAGACGTTCGACCAATGCCCCAAGAAGTATTACCACACCAAGGTAAAGAAGGACTACGAAGAAAACTTCCAAACAGAAGCAATACTTTATGGGAACGAATTCCACAAAGCCGCAGAAGACTATGTGGCCGGGGTAAGTAATGAGTTAGACCCGAGGTTTGATTACGCGCTAGCCGCGCTCGACAAATTAAAAGGGATGAAGGGTGACAAGCTCTGCGAGTACAAGATGGGGCTTACCGAGAATCTTGAGCCTTGCGAATTTTTTGACAAAAGTGTGTGGTACAGGGGTGTAGCCGACCTTATTATTCTGGACAGAGAGTCTGGAGTGGCAAAGGTTTTCGACTACAAGACAGGAAAATCTGCGAAGTATGCGGATAAAGGTCAGCTTGAACTAATGGCACTAGCTATATTCAAGCACTTTCCTGAAATAAAAGTAGTAAAGAGTGGGTTGTTATTTGTAGTATGTAACGCGTTTATAAAAGAAACTTACACTGTAACGAATGAGCCAGACTTGTGGCGTAAGTGGTTGATTGCTTACGGTGCGTTAGAAAAGGCTTACGAAAACGATGTGTGGAATCCTAAACCTACGGGCTTATGCAGAGCGCATTGTGTCGTTACTGAATGCCCCCACAATGGGAGGCGATAACAAAGGAGATATACCGATGTTTGATAATGACGAAAATAATAAATTATGCGAGTGTTGTGGTGCTAAAGTAGTTACCTACACGCATAGAATAAACAAGGGTCTTACCATAGCAATGAAACGTTTGTACGATGCAGGGCGTACGGAACATCTGGAAAATCTACGATTAACCAATAGCCAAAGAGCTAACTTCCAAAAACTAAAGTACTGGGGTTTAGTTAAACAATCATCAGAACGAAGTGGGGTGTGGGTGTTAACGGACAGAGGAACTAATTTCGTAGAAGGTAGAACTGCCGTGCCGTCTCATGCAGCTTCTTATCGTGCGACTCCTGTGGAATTACCAGAGGAAAAGAAAAAACGAACAAAGCTCGTAATGTTTAAAGATATTTACCCATACGAAATTCAAGACAGAGAAATGGTGCGTTATAAACAGCGCGAAGAGTACGCAAAAGATGCGGAGCCATTTTATAAGAGGTGACTACCATGCCATACGTAAACAAAAAACGTCCTTACAAGAAAGAATATCAACAGCAAAAAGCCCGTGGTGAGCATGAAGATCGCATGGAAAGACAACGTGCGCGCCGCGAACTAGATAAAGAAGGTGTTGATAAAAACAAGAACGGCAAAGCCGACAAGCGAGAGGGTAAGGACGTTAGCCACAATAAACCATTGAGTAAAGGTGGCACAAACAAAGATGGCTACAAGGTAGAAAGCAGCAGTAAAAACAGGGCTAGAAACTACAAAAAGAAATCTAGCAAGAAGTAACGACAAGGACATTTAATGGAAATTGTAGATAACAGAGGCTTGCTTCTGCGGGTTCGTAGTCCCGATAAAATTACAGCAGCAATTCCGAATAGCAAAAAACTAAACGACAACGACGTTCTTGTTAAGTGGGGCGTGGACGAATCCCGCGTGCTACGCAACTTAAACATAAAGGAAGTACCGTCCCCCATACTAGGTAAGTACGAGTGGACGGGGCGGTACACCCCTTTCGAACATCAAAAAACAACTTCTTCTTTCTTAACTTTGAATTCCCGAGCGTTTTGCTTTAACGAGCAAGGTACAGGGAAGACAGGTTCTGCAATTTGGGCGTCTGATTTTTTAATAAAAGAAGGTATTATCAACCGCGTTCTTATTATCTGCCCAATATCTATTATGGATTCGGCGTGGCGCGCTGACTTGTTTAACTTTGCTATGCACCGTACTGTGGACATAGCGCATGGAGCCAAGAAAAAACGCCAAGAGATAATCAACAGCAATGTGGAGTACGTCATCATCAACTACGACGGGGTTGAGATAGTAAAAGACGACATCGCTAACGGTGGGTTTGATCTGATTATTGTTGACGAAGCTACCCACTACAAGAACGCACAGTCTAAACGGTGGAAAGTATTGGCTAGTATTATAAAACCAGAAACATGGTTGTGGTTAATGACAGGAACTCCTGCGGCCCAGTCTCCCGTAGACGCATACGGCTTAGCCAAACTTGTTAACCCCAAAGGCGTACCGAAATTCTTTGGTGCTTTCCGCGACATGGTTATGTACAAGGCCACGCAGTTTAAGTGGGTACCAAAAGAAGGCGCTAAAGATATTGTATATAATGCCCTACAACCCGCAATACGGTTTACGAAAGATGAGTGTCTTGATCTACCTGATATGACCTACGTTAAACGTGAGGTAGAGCTGACCACGCAACAAAAGAAATACTACGAACTACTACGCAAGCAGATGATGACTACGGCGGCGGGAGAACAAATCACTGCGGCGAACGCTGCGGTTAACATGAACAAACTCCTACAAATCTCGTGCGGTGCAGTCTATACCGACAGTGGAGAGACAGTGGAGTTCGACATAAAAAACCGATACAAAGTACTCCAAGAAGTCATTGCCGAATCTAGCCAGAAGATACTTATATTTGTTCCCTTTAAACATGTGATAGAAGTACTGGCGGACAAATTAACTTCAGAAGGTATAACTAACGACATCATCCGTGGGGACGTAAGTGCAGCAAAACGCACCGCTATATTCGATAGGTTCCAAACTACCCCTGACCCCCGCGTTCTTATTATCCAACCACAAGCCGCCGCACATGGGGTTACTCTCACTGCTGCGAACACAATCGTATGGTGGGGACCAACATCTTCATTAGAAACTTACGCACAGGCTAACGCACGCGTGCACCGATCAGGACAAAAGCACCCCTGTACTGTGGTTCAGTTGGAAGGCTCTAATGTAGAAAAGCATATCTATAAAATGCTAGATAAACGAATAAACATCCACACGCAAATGATCGACTTATATAAAAATTTACTTGACCTATAGGTTAAGCATCAATAAACTTAGTTAAACCACATAAAACTGTGGTAAACAAAATAACAAAACACAAGTGGAGGTAGATATGCCCGAGGTTGTTTCTGACCTTGATAAGTTGGTTTCTGTCTACGTTAAGATAAGGGACAAGAAAAACGAAGTACTTGCCCAAGCCCGTGAGCAGGAAGAACTCCTCAATTTAAAACTAAAAAAGATAGAACAAGTATTACTAGAACACTGTGCAGACAACGGTATCGAATCCGTCCGCACGGAGTCTGGTACGTTCTATCGTTCTGTAAAACAAAAGTTTTGGACTTCTGATTGGGAGTCTATGAACAAGTTTATTCTGGAGCACGAAGTACCCGAGCTACTAGAAAAAAGAATCCACCAAGGCAACCTTAAGCAATTCCTTGAGGATAACCCCGAGCTGCTACCACCGGGATTAAATTGTGATAGCGAATATAGTGTAACTGTGCGGAGGAAGCGATGACTGATAGTTACGTTCCGGTGGAGGAGCTAGCTAAGTATCTCTGCGTCAAAGTACCTACCGTCCGAGATTGGGTGGGGAAGGGGTATATACCAAAAGAAACCTACATAAAGGTCGGTAACACATACCGTTTCAACATCCCACAGGTAGTATCTGCTTTGAAGCAAGAAGCCCCTGAACCAACCAACGACAACCAAAATGAACCAGTGCAATTAGAACTGGACTTCAATGATGAGGAAGATGTATGAGTGAATTAACTTTGTTTGAGAATATGCCGGATGAGTACAAGAGCCTTTTAGCTCAACTGCAACCGGATACCAACGCGACAGGACGCCAATCTGGGGGCATGAACAGACTCAGTATTCGTGGCGGTGTATTCCGAAAAGTCGTTAACGGTCAAGAGGTTGGCGAGCTAGAACAGCGCGCTATCGGAGCAGTAATCGTTAAGACCGCACCCGTGTCTCGTATGTATTTTGAGGGGCAGTACGTGGCGGGACAAACTAATCCCCCTAAGTGTTGGTCAGCGGATACTAAGACTGGTCGCCCTGCGGACGATGTGCTTGCCTCTGATAGACAATCAGAAACATGTTTTGATTGTAAGCAGAACATAAAGGGTTCCGGTATGGGTGAAGGGCGTGCTTGCCGATTCTCGCAGCGCGTGGCATTACTGCTTGCTGATTCCGAAGGTAAGATCAAATCCGATCAAACGTATCAATTATCTCTACCTGCTACTAGTGTGTTTGGGGATAACAAACAAAAGATGGGGCTGCAAACTTACGCACGTCATTTAGATGGTATGCGTGCACCACTCGCTGCGGTACTTACAGAAATACGTTTCGATACTGATTCGTCTACACCTAAGTTATGTTTTAAACCAATCCGTATGCTCGAAGCGGACGAGTTGAAGATGTCTGTAGGTAAACAAAAAGACGAAGATACCGAAAAACTTATTGCGCTCAGCGTAAAACCAAAGGAAGATAGTACCCCCGTTGCGATTCCCAAAATGCCCGATCTAAATGTGGCGGCAGAACCCGCGAAGCCAAAAGCTGTAGAGGTCGCAGCGGAAGTAGAAGAAGTAGAAGAACCAACAATTAAGGTCTCTAAAAAGAAGAAACCGGAATCACCGGCCGATGTAGACCTTGCGAGCTTACTGGATGAGTTCGACGATTAAACCCGACGGGGGCACTCCGGTGCCCCTTATTTCTCTGATATGGAAACTATATGGAAACCAAAGAGTTTCTTAGTACTATCCTCGGCGACGAAGGCTACTACTGTGTAGTAGGGATAAAGAAGTTTATAGACGGGGAAGGCAAAGAACAAACAACAGTAAAACCTAATTTTTTCAAGTCGGTAGACGCTCTAGCGGAAACCGCACACAATTTAGATGTGGAAGGCTACGATGCCTACTACTCCCCCGCTACTTTCGTAGATGCTACGAAGGGGCGCAAAGCCGAAAACGCCTTGCAAGTAAAGGCTCTGTTTTTGGACTTGGATTGTGGACAAAACAAACCATACGCCACTCAAGGCGACGCGGTAATCGCATTACGTAAATTTAGAAAAGAGTATAACCTACCGGCATGCACCGCAGTTGTTAATTCAGGACGGGGGCTTCACGTTTACTGGGTTCTTACACGCCCATATTCTAGGGAGGAGTGGTTACCCGTAGCGGAGCGGCTGAAATCGGCGTGCGCTGAATTCGGTTTGGAGGCTGACCCTGTAGTAACAGCAGATGCGGCGCGTATTCTACGCGTACCAAATACCCATAACTGGAAGGGAGACCCCGCGCTTGACGTAAAAGTCGTGGGGAAAATGAAAGATTATGTGGACTTGGAAACATTTGCTGCTTGCCTACCAGAAATATCGACACCAGTTCTCATCGCAAGAGACTACAGTGACGAAGACGCTAGGGACTTGGCCCGGGCCAAAGGTAATGCAAATTACATAAAGAAGTTTTCTAAACTATTGGCTGCAACTGCGGTTGGTAAGGGTTGCGGACAAGTTCACCGTGCAATAATGCAGCCCAACGATCTGTCTTATGCCGACTGGCTCCACGTACTGTCAATCGCCAAGCATTGTGAGGCTGATGGTGAACAAGCCATACACTTAATTTCCAAGGGCTATGACGGATACACCGAAGATGAAACCAACAAGATAGCCTCGTCCATAGAAACGCCTCACCTTTGTATGACATTTGAGAAGGATAATCCTTCTGGTTGTGAAGGGTGCCCACACAAGGGGAAGATAAAATCTCCAATTAAATTGTGTATGGAGATACGAGAAGCGGAATCCGACGCAGTAGAAGTTATTGAGCCTATACAAACCCCCGAAGTTCTTTCAGAAGGTGAAGAAGAAGCAGACGACGGGGTAGAACCTATTGCGCCAAAGACAGTCTCTGTATCTATACCTGAGTATCCTTTCCCTTATAAGCGTTCTGCTAGTGGTGGGATATACATTGCGATAGAACACGAAGACGGTACGGTAACTGAAGAAACAATATATAAAAGACCTTTGTATATAACTAAGCGTTTATTGGACCCGTTTGAGGGGCCTTCGTTTGAGTTTAAACACCATACGGATAGGGAAGGGATAAAGACGTTTGTAGTACCTATGACAGAGCTTACTGCAAAAGAGCAGTTCCGTAAGTCTATGGGAATAAACGATATTTTTGTTCTTAGTAAACAGGCAGATGCACTTATGAGCTACGTTGGGGCGTGGATAAATAGGCTACAAAGTAAAGAGCATGGGCAGGATTTTGTTCATGTACGTACTCAGTTTGGGTGGACGGATGACCTAAAAGGATTTGTGATAGGCGACAGGGAGGTAAAAGCACACGGCATAGAAATTAACCCTGCAAGTTCGCGGACTGCACAGTATTTCCCGATGTTCCAGAAGAAGGGGACATTGGAGGGGTGGAAGAAAGTAACCGCGTTCTATAACCGATCTAACTTTGAAGAACACCAGATGATGTTTGGGTTAGCATTTGGTGCACCACTAATGCAGTTCATACCAAATATAGCGGGGGCTATATACCATTTAATGAGTGAAGACTCTGGCTATGGTAAGACCACAGGTATGTACGGTGGGGCTTCGGTGTGGGGTAACCCCAAAAAGTTAGTGCTTCGAGGTAAAGATACTGGCAATTCGGCGTGGAACCGTGCGGAGATATGGAAGAACTTACCCCTGTACATCGACGAGATTACAAACTATGACCCCAAACCAGCTAGTGAGTTTTGTTATGCCGCAGTAGATGGAGAGCAAAAGAACAGGTTAAGTAATACAGGTCAAAACGAGGAGCGGTACAGGGGTGCAGAGTGGTCGTTATTGGTTGGCACTAACGGAAACACAAGTCTACAGGACATAGTATCGAAACACAGAGAGCACGCAAAAGGCGAGATCGGACGTATGATCGAAGCTACTGCTACCAAAAAACTCTTTAGTGAAGAAGACACCATGCTCGCCAACTCATTGAATGACGATTTGGCAAATAATTACGGGCATGCGGGAGAGATATTTGCACAGCAGCTAGTCAAGAACCCTAAAGCAGCAGAGAAACTTGTACTGGCTACTAGAGACCGCATGTTAAAGGATGCGGGTTTGGATACCCAACATAGATTCTGGGTAGCTGAAGCCTGTACGGTGTATGCCGGATTATTACTGGCAAAAAGGCTTGAATTACTCGACTGGGATTTAGATGCGTTCTATGCGTGGGAGATATTCAAGCTAAAAGAAGCTAAACAAAAAATGGAGGCTATGGTCATAGATATTCACGATTTGGTAGCACAATACTTAAACGAACACCCGCGCGGCATACTGCGCGTAAAAAGTACGGATGATGCTAGAAGTACTGACGCTAACATGGAAAACATAATTATGCCGGATGCGACTCCCCTATATAACTGGGTCGCTAGGTTGGAGTACGACATAAATAAACTGTACTTAGTTCCCCACACTTGGAAGGAATGGATTATGAAGCGGGGGCATACAACTAGTTCGGTGTACGCGCTTATGAAGCGGGACATGAACATGCAAACAAAGAAACAGCGGCTAGGAAAAGGCACCAAACTAAAGACCCCATTACAACACTTGCTAGTGGTAGAGTGGGAGGAAAAAGATGACGAGGTTGATGACTACTGATCTGTCACCAGATGGGGTGCGGATAGTAATTGACTGGAACAAGTTTGTCCCGGGAGCTTCAGTATTTATACCTTGCGTTAACACAACAAGAGCTATTGACGATTTAGTCTCGGCTACCGGGGTGGATAGAAAAGATATAGTCAAACGTGTACGTATAGAAAATGGAAAGTATGGCGTTCGCGTTTGGAGGATAAAATAAGTGTGTTATCATGCACTTGCACGATTTCCTTGTCAGAGGACTTAGCCCCCCATTGGGGGGCGTTTTTATTCATACCCTTCTTCAAACTCTCGATTTGATTCCAGTATTTCGTTAAGCACGTTTCTCTCTACCGGCGCACCGCCAGTTAACGCAGCAGTGGTGGACCTTCTTGCTTGTCCTTTCATAGACTGCTTTATAGTAGAAACTTTAATCATGGTACTCGGGTGGTCAGCATTGTACTCCCGCGCATCTGCATACCCTTCGGACACCATTTCCGGCAAGTTATTTTGTAGACCGTACGTAATCTTAGCTATAATTTTACTGCGGCGTTCTTTTCGACCGGAGTCCTTGCGTATATTGAGCGACAACCTATCCCGTGCTGCGCGAGTAGATATTGGGGAGAATCCAAGTGCTTGCTTGAGCACATCCCCCGCAGGTAACGTACCAGTAATGATGTCGTCCCCGCGCCCTGTCTCGTAGCCTTCGGTAGCAAAACGGTAAGACTTAATGATGTTAGAGATACCGGTAGGCATGATAGCTTCCCAAGCCCTTTCCTTGTTCTTCGGGTCATCCCCAAACAAGTCTAAGAGGCCCCCACCAAATCGTGTAGTTACCCCGTAAGCAGGACCCGCCCATGCGTCTATAAGCCCTTCCACTTGACTAGTTGGCTTGTAGTTACCACGGTCTCGTACCATTAAGTTGGTCAGGGCAATACGATCAGTAAGGTCTACGCCCGCCATCTGCGCTATTAACCCATAGTACAAATCTTCACCCAACATCTTAGCAATGATGGTGTTGGCGTCATCCTCATCATCTTCTAGGAACAAGTTCATAAGGGCGATTACAGAGCCGTACATTGGCAAACCCTTAACCCCAACCAGCGCACCACCCGTTGCAGTGAGGTAGAAGAACGTGTTTCGCATTATTCTAGCTTCTTCACGCTCAGCTTCTGTCCTTGCTTTACCCGTCATATCCTCGAATATAGCTTTAATCATACTAAGATGTGTGTACAAGAACTGTCCCGGAACACGTTTGAACTGCCAAACTACAGACCCCGGGCCGGTTTGCGCTATGCGTGGAGCCGTTGTAAGAAGCGCGGAAGTGTTAACCCACAGCATAGTATCTATGGCGGTTTCGGCAGCTTGTTCACCCAGAGCTTCTACTTCAGCGGGGGTGATGTCTTTAAACGCAACGCTTCCTTCCTTAACTCCTCTAGCTCTCGCTACTAAGTCCTCCAACTCCAAACGATAAATACTAACACTACTAATTTGACGTATCGCTCTTTCGGAGTGGTTGAACAAGAAGCCAGACCAATAACTTAGCTTGTTTATCCAAGGAGTTACGGGGTTATCTATCTGAGATGTTTCCCCCGCTAGTGTACGAGTGTCCATACCACGATCTTTTAGTTTGGATATAAGCGGTTTAACCGGCGCAAGTTCTTTTTCTTTGTCGGGGTTGCCGGAAAAGTCGTTTGTGATTGAGAAGCCACCCAGTTCACTAACCTCACCCTCCAGTCCTTGTCTAGTCACTTTGCCGAATGACCGTGCGTAGAGAGAACCCGCCGCTGCTGTGGACATGGTCGCCCGTTTAGCCCCGTACTGCCCTGCTAGTCTGGACTGAAGTACCATAGGTATGATTGACGCGTTCACCACAGTAGAACTGATGTTTGCGCCCAGTGTCCATATAAAGCTACCGGCCCGCAGCCATCTAGCGTAAGAAGGAAGATACGGGTTTTTTGCAAACTGAAGGTAGCTAGGCAGGTTACCAAACGCTTGCATATTTCCAGTTTCTTCTTTGGTGCCCGCTACTATCGTAGCTGCTTCACGTATTAACGCTTCGCTTTCGGGTAAAGAGTCTCGTTTTTCACGGACTTTTCTGGCTGCTGCCTCTAGTTCTACTATGTTAGAAAGATTAGCAAGGCTGTTGATGAACTGAGGTCCACGTTTCTGTAAAGACCCTACAGCATCCCCATCGAAGAAAGCTATGTTTTGGCGTACCATACGGGACTGGATTAAGCTCTGGTCAGGCAGTGCACGCAACACTAAGTCGGCTAGGAACTCATCTACTTGTTTCTTAGCCGCCGCATCCTTTACTTCAATGGCTTGTATTTTCTTCCTAAGATCACTAAGGAATGGTATGGGTATGGTGTTGTCGTAAGTCTTGGTCTGTATTTCTGCAAGCGACCTAGCCCGAACCGTTTCGGCATCCACCACATCTAACTCTTTTAGCTTAGCAAGGGCACGGTCGCGCTGTAGTTCGGTGTCAAAAGAACCCGTACCGTAAGTAGTTTGTCCATTGTCGTCTA